TAGTGCTGTTGAAGTATTAGAAATAACTGTGTATGTTCCAGCACCAACTCTTGTTGGAAAATTTCCCTTAACAGTGTGATCTGATATTACTGGAGTACCGTTAGAGGCTGTATTCAAATATGTGTATGGGGGGACTGTAAATTTATAAGTTTTGACAACAGTGTTTGCACCACCAAATTGACCGGAGCAAATCTTCAGATTAAATACAGAATCTTCATTTCCTGGTTCTGTTACAGCAATACCAGGAAAATTAACTGTAACTTTATACCATCTGTAGGAATTTATAGTAACTCTATTGTCACCTTCGTTTGGGAGAGGATTTGATGTCTCATCTTCCAATGCAATAATTTCATGTTCCGTAAAATCGTTCCATGATGATGTGTTTGAACTAATTCTTTTTAATTTGAGAAGGCCTTTTGGATTGTCATCAGTAGCATCCTTGACCTGCTCAATATTTGTTGTCATTTGCTGAAGGCGAGCACCAGTAATTGGTGTTCCGTCTGACCAACTTACTGGAGTGTAATTTTCATAAGCCATATTTATCTATTATACCCTCTATTCTTTATTTTCAAGAACTTTTATTGATATAGTATCGGATTCGCGGTAAGTTACATATTTATCTGTGGATTCTACCAGATGATCCAACCTGGCATCACTAGACAATTCAATTTCAAGAATTATTGCATCATCACCCATATCTTTTTTCAAAAAACTAATATTTGCATATCCAGATCTAGGAATTACTTCTTCCCCAGAATTAATTTTTTGCAAAAGTTCATTTGCTTCATTTTCATTATTAAATCCAATATATATATTCATATATTCTTTTTATCCTTTTGATTCTAAATATTCAATTCTTGATACAAGATTTTGTACAGTTTTTACTAGAATAGAAATTACACCATTTTGCTGCCACATCATCGCAGTTGGTTTTTTTTCGTCATTATCATCTAAATATGAAACAAGTTCTGGGGATGAATTTTCAACTTCCTCAACCAAAAATCCATACTCTTTATATTGTTTTCTAATTTGTTGCATTAAAGGATTTTGATGCTCTGGTCCATCAAATTCTTCTTTCCAATTGAATTTAACTGGATTAAGTGACATTAATATTGAAATTGCATCATCTAAATTAATATTTTCAATATCTTGCTTGTATTCTGTTCTGGATGCTTCTATTAAAAAATATCCATCAGCACTTCTTCTTCTTAGGTTAGCACTTGCACCTACACCAACAGCTACTGTGCCATATCCAACAAAATAATTACTATCTAATCTTGCATCTCCACTATATCTAACGGCTAAACCACCATTAAAACCGCTTGTTTGTGGAGTGTTTCCACCAACACTTGCGACATCAAAATTGCTTGGATTCCAAACATAATAGTCAGATCCATTATTTGAACCCCAAAGCCATGTAGGTTGCCCAGATTGACCGCTCCAGTGAAAACGAGCATTGAATGAGTCATTTGCTACATACTGAGTAATATTTGAATTTGTAGCATAAGCGACATTTAATGCTGATGTTAGATATGTTCTTATATATCCATCTCCATTACTACCCCATACTCTTGGTGGATTAGAGTTATTTCCTTCGTTTCCAGCAGCAGAGTATAAATAACCACTTACTTTTAAGTATCCATTGCTTCCATCTGCCCAAACGTACTGACCAGTATCAAAAGATCCGCCAACTGTAGTTGTATTATTTACAACCATATATGGGGTAGTGCCAATTGTTGGATTAAAAAATCCAAGAAATGCACCAGCACCGGGATAATTTGAGTTATATGTGCTATCTGTTTGTCTAACTTGAAAATATTCACCAAGCATGTATTGCAGATAGTAACGAGATCCTCCACCTGGTTGTGATCTGATATACATATCTCCGCTACTTGTGAGTTGTAGAGCACCATTTGTTATTCCACTACCAAAAGTATCAAAACCACTGGATGAAAGAGAAAGTGGACCAATTGTTGCTGATTGTGCCGATATAAGACCTGAAGAATTAACAGCAAAAGGAGCAGCAAACCCAGAACTTATATTTCCACCAATTGCTAAAACTAATTCATCTGGATTTGATGATGGATTATATCCACCAGTAGAAATTTGTATTATATCTGAGCCTGAACCGCCAGTTAGAGTAGTTGTTCCAATTGTGAATCCACCAATAGTCCCAGAACTTGACACAACTGTTCCTCTAACTGTGACATCATTAAACTCGGCAGAACCCGTATTTGAGATTCTCCACCCAGAAACTCCAGCAGAATAGTTATTACTTTGAATTATATTATTAACAAGAATAATATTTGCTGCAAGTTCATTTGCTGTAATTGTATTCGCAGCGATTAAGTTAGCAGTAATTGTCCTAGCAATTATAGATGCCCCATTTAATGTATTTGGCTGAAGAACTATTCCTGCTGGTTCTAGAACAGATGTAGTTACAGTGTCTTTAATCAATTGCTGCATTGAATTGTAACTATTTGACTGAAATGTTCTGCGCTCAGGATTGTCGCCAACGAAGGCAAAGTTAAAATCATATACAGAATATTTAGTAGTATCTATTAATGTTGAATTTTGACCATTATGAGAGTGACCACCAGCTGGATAGAAATATATGTTGTTTTCTGTAGTACCAGATGTTATAGATTGCCTAGTCCTAGCCATTATACGACCTTCCTTAAAACAAGGGAATGAGATAGTGAATCACCATAAGATAAATTATGAGACACGACCCAATAATCCGCATTAATTATATCAAATGAATTCATCTGAGATATTCTAATCCTGTCACCTAATTGTAGTTTTGGCATAGCCAATGTTTGCACATTTAACACCGGGACTGGCTCTGACATCTTAGATATTATAAAGTCAGCTAACTTCTGGGCATGAACAGCATCTGTTATATATTGAGATTCTATTACCAAATCTTTGAGACCATATTTTCTTATATTGTCATCTAGAGCTGCTTTTTGTTCTTTAACTTGGCTATTTTGTTCTGTTGTTACAACAGGGACACCTGCAATTGATGTAAAAGCAACTTTGTTTGTAGTAGGGTCTGTTCCCTCAGCAAACACATATTCACCTGATTCAACATTGTTTGATGCAACAATAATCAATTCACCACCATACGCCCCAAATTCAGCTTTGTGAATTTCTATAGTATTAGGATCTTCAAAAATTATTCCAGTAATAAATGGAGACTTTATATTGTAAGCAGGCGCTTTATCAAACTGAACATCATAATATCTTACTTCCCTTACTTTTGTATTCGCAGTATGAGAAGTAGCAGTTGTAGCAAATTGGCCTCTTTCAAGAGATAGGAATTGATTAGATGTTTTATCATTGTATTTAATTATTTCATTGTCAATCTTCAAATAACCAGATGATGGGAATGGCGGGTCATCTGTTGATGAAACATACATTGAAGATGCAGAATTAGATAGATTACTTGAGAGTTCTACAACAGTAAGAATTGTTGGATCGTTTGCTCTCCATAATGATTGAGTGCCAGATATTGAAGAAGCTAAGCCGGCAACTTTTACAGTTACTTTATTTGTCTGCAATTGAACAGCATAATCTGCTGAAACCAGATTTGAATCACTACTTATATTTGCTTGAACAACAGAGTGTTGCTCAATTGATGACTCAAAGAATCTATAGAAATGTTCATATCTGGCATAATCTTGCTCATCTATATACAACCTTCCAAAATCAGCCAATGTTATTGCATCAGCAATTGATTTAACAGTTTCATTATTACCGTACAAATATGGGAAAACTGTTATAGGTTGAATTTGTGTTTCAATATATCTATTTTTTATCTGTTCATCAGACAAAGCCCTGTTATAAATAACAAACTCATCCATTTTAAAAGATCTAAATACAGATGGGGCAACTTCCCCAGTGCCATCTGTGAACGATGCTCCACGACCACCTATGGTTAAATCAGATGACCAAGATACTATTGAATTAGCAGTGTCTGTATCTTTCAAATCACCATTTACATAGTATTTAATAGCACCAGATTTATTTGTAACTACAATATGGGTAAAATTACTAGTTGATAATGCTACGTTTGAAGATAACGTAACAGTATTTGATGATGTAATTACTTTGAAGCCATTTGATGATGAATTAGCATAGAATTCAAATCCACTCGTAGGCGATGCGTTTGACCAGCAACTTATATACTCACCAGTTGTACTAAATATTCCATTATTAAAAAGAACATACGCTTCTATTGTGAATTCATCTGTATAATTTGTAGACGATGTATTAGAAAGTTGCCATGAAGAATGATTTGGAATTCTTATATAAGAATTGCTTTGTAAATATACACTTTTGTTTGTTGGATCTGATACTAAACCAGTGTCAGAATTCAAAACTGGGCTATTTATATATACACCATAATTTCTTTGATGATTTCTATTTTTAGCACCAGAAGCATACGATGCGTTTCTTGCACCTATAACGTCAAGAGGAACAATAGTAGCACACTCTGTATCTGCAATAGTCTCATCTGGATCTCCACCAACTGATTTTGCCAATTCAAGACTAAACATTTGATTTCCAGAACTACCATAAGAATGGAAGAATTCTACTCTTATCTTATATGGAACACCAGCATCTAAATCTAGATCATAACCAAGATAGTCTGATGAACCGACTCTTGTTGTAAGTCCACCGCTAGTTGGGTGATTAAACCATTCATCAATAATCAAAGTGTCATCAAGATATACTCTGACTCCACCAAACTTGATATAAATAACTATTTCTTGCAGACCGCTTTCAAGAGGAATATAGTATCCATCTATTACACCGTTATAGTAGTCTGAATACGTTGTTCCATTAACAGTAAACTCGTAGTTGACAATATCAACAGCATAACCAAATGTAGAGATATCTTTGCTTAGCGACACAAATGTAGGTGAAGAAAAAGGCTTCAAGCCTTCAGCCATATCTAATGGCGAGAGTTGTTTATCTATAGCATCAGCAAGAATATCTTTTACATTTTCAATAGCATTATCTGGCATTGCCCAGAATCTTGCTCTTAGCCCAGTCGATGGAACTATATTATTACCGCTTCTATCAATTGTTGGCTCATTAAATGGGAAATGTATAATAGCCCCATTTGTTTTAGCCCCTTCCTCATATCTTTGCAAATATTTATAATCTGCTTTTGGAAAATTTGTTTCCATAAGAAGATTTTCTACGGCTTTGCCAACAGTAACATCTTGCATGAAGAATCCACTTTCGATGGTTTTTTCATTCATAAACTTTGTCCAGTCAGCAGCTGTACTTGCAATTGTCATTGATGCAGAAGAACCTGACCATTCGTCTACATAAAATGTTCCAAACTTAACATACTCATATGGATCAAATGTAACAGTAGCACCAGATGTATGAGCCTTTGCAGTTGTACCTGCATATCCTCTTGATAAAACTTGCAAGTTTTTATCATCAATTTTTTGATTAATAAGAACTATCTCTTCAGATTGTGTATCTTTATCTATATATACAACATATGAATTATTTGCTCCACCTGAAGGGAACACTTCTGTATCATCAACAGTTATTGTATTTGATGAATTTGTCATATTTGCTTTCAATGTAGCATTAGACAAAATATTTTCTGTCTTTTCAATCCTCCACCCCAGAGAAACATGAACTTTGAGATCTTTCTTCATATATTTTCCAAAAGTAGATGAAGAGTTAAATAAATTAAAATTCTTTTCTGTATTATCAAAGTTAATATTTATTGTTGATGAACCACTTCCAGCAATTGGCAAACTGGTTTCATGTAAATCTCTTACCCGATCTACGGAAAAGTCTATGACATATGGTGTTAAGTCATATTCATATATAGGACAAATTTCTTGGATTCTAGCATAATCCTGCTTATTCTTAGTTGTATGAACAGTTACTCTAATTCTGTATATATCTTGAGAGGCAACTGCTGGAGATATTATATGATCTTGGTAATAAGATCCTGGCTGTATATATCCAACTTCATTTAAAACAGCAGAATATGTTTGATTATAAGCAACAACAGTATAATGACCAATTTGACCATTAAATTCAGAAGTTATAATTCTAATTTTATTTACTTTTCTTTGAGTAAATTGAATTTCAACGTATGGATCTGTAGCAAATCCATATTCAGTTGTATATGTAGCATGAGTATTTGAATTGCTTATAGAACCAGATGTCCATCCAAATTCATATCCTCTATCAATTGATGATGGCATACAGTGCCATGTACCATCAGCCTTTATCGTTTGACCATACTTATCTTTTGCCCCAGCAACGCCCCAAGTAAACGATTGTCTTTCAACACCATTTACTGCCTGTTGTGGAGAAAAGAAATAACCACTATCTCCCTTAGCATTGCTTGCATGAGAACTATTTGTTGTAATTGTTAGATTATCTAAATGCCTGCTGTCTAATAAATCTATTACAATCTTTGGTTTTACTTTTTGGGCATATGAATTTATTGCTGAATTGAATGAATTCGATAATGTTTTGCCATAAATATCAATTGTTTGCATTATGCCTCTTCCAATGTCAAACTACATTCCCAAAGATATATATCATTTGATAAATCTCTTCTAACTAGGGATTCAGAATAACCAGTTACAAATACATTATATACTGTTTCTGTGTATGGAGTTACACCATTTGAGTTATCATTTAAAACTTTTAATGAATGAACATCTGGATCTTGTGCTATAGATTTTATATAATCTCTAGCATATCTGTAATCAACTGTGTCATATCTTGAATTAGGAACCATTGTCCAATTAAGACTGAATGTCTTACGACCAGAAGATGTAACTTTCTTATAATATCTAGATTTTTGAGCGTTCCAATTTCTTGTTTCAACAAAAACTGGAGATATGTCAGATGATGTCGTTCTACCGTGGTTGGTCAGAGGCTTGTCATCAAGGACGTAAAGTGTTTTAAAGAACGAATCATCAATGACATCAGATACCGCAAATTTAACTGCTGTAGCAAGTACTGAGGCTTTCAGACCCGAAGTTGCTATCTTTGCATACAATATCTCTCTTCCGGCCGTTACATTTGCTGATATGCTTATGATAACAACAGATGCCAACTGCACTCTTGTACCAGAAGTAGTAACAGAGGTTGCTGTTGAGATGGTAGAAGCACCATATTGGACTTCCACAGCGACTGCGGAGACACTTGTTTGAATTGATATTGAAGAACTTGCTTTTGCAATCTCATATGCTGTTGCAGAAACATTAGTTGTGCAAACAATATTTGCTCTAGCAAGTACTTCTTCAAGAGCAACAATTACTGTTGCACCATCACATGACAAATCTGCCTTAGCATATTGAATTTCGTAAGCAGTAGCCTCAACAGAAATACCCATTGGTGATACTGGTTCATCTGGTATTGCATACTGAATTTCTTGAGCGGAAACACTTATTGATACAGATGGACCAATATTGCATTGAGCATATTGTATTTCTTGTGCAAGAGATAAAGTAGCTCCATCGCATGCCAGATTTGCTGTAGCAATAGCAATCTTATAAGCACTAACTGTTGCATTAGAAGTTATAGATATAAGAGAACTATCCAGAAGTATTTCAATTGCAACCGTTACTGTTGCTCCACTTATAGAAACAGAAGATGAGGCATATTGAATTTCAATTGCATTAATTGATGATGAACCGTTGGCAGAAATATTTGAAGCAGCATATGCATCTTTAAATGTTGATGTTGAAACAAGAGTGTTTCCTTGAATTGAAGTACTTGCATATAGTATTTCTGATGCTAGGGTTAGTGTCGCACCATCAATTACTATTGAAGATGATCCAAGTTGAATCTCATAAGCAGAAGCACTTACACTAGAAGTAATTGAAACATTAGATCTAGCCAGAACTTCTTCAAGTGAAACAATAACAGTTGCCCCATCAATCAATACAGATGAAGAAGCATAT